GTAAAGAAATGGTAGAACAAACTAAAATGGTGAAAACACCCCAGATACCATATACCATAACTGGCCTAGCACTAGCCCTTGGGACTACTAGGGATTTACTCATCGACTACGAAGATAAAGACGAGTTTTCCGACACTATAAAAGAAGCCAAGGCAAAATGCCATAACTATGCTGAACGTAAACTGTTTGAAGCAAATGCAACCGGCCCAATATTTAACCTTAAAAACAACTATGGCTGGAAAGATAAGACAGAAGTAGATAACACTGTAACTGGAGTAAACCTTAGTGCAGAACAAGCCGAACAGCTTATCCGAGCAAGAGCAAAACGCAGCGATACTTAAGGAAGTAGCTGATAAAGGTACTTTTGCTGAATATTGTATAGCTATTGACCGTAATTATAAACTCGGTTGGTTTCATGATGAGATAGCAACAAAGCTAGAGAACGGATACAAAAGGTTACTAGCTGGTGAAGATGTACGCATGATGATATTTATGCCGCCTCGCCACGGCAAGTCAGACATGGCAACACAGAAGTTTCCATCATGGGTATTAGGTAAGAACCCATCAGTACCTATTATGGTAGCTTCTTATTCAGACGAACTAGCAACTGACTTTGGCCAGAAGACTAGAGATGTAATGCAGTCACCAGAATACGAAGTGATGTACAAGACAAGGCTCAGAGCAGATGCCAAAGCCAAGGGTAAGTGGTTAACAGATGATAAAGGTGGGTATACAGCAGTAGGTGTAGGTGGTGCGTTGACTGGCCGTGGGTTCAAGATAGGAATAATAGACGACCCTTTCAAGAACCGCGAAGAAGCTGATAGTGCAGTAATACGAGAATCACGCCACAAATGGTATCAGTCAACTTTCTCAACCCGTGAAGAAGGTAACTCAATGATTATATTTATTCTTACAAGGTGGCATGAAGATGACCTTGCAGGAAGGGTGCTTAAAGAATCAGAAATGGCTAAAAAACAAGGCGAACCCCATGAAGTATGGGAAGTAATAGAATATAAAGCCATAGCCACTGAAGATGATGCACACCGTAAAGAAGGTGAGGCATTATGGCCAGAGAAGTTCTCAATAGATAAGCTAAGAGGCAAGAAGGCAGTAATGGGTAGTTATGAGTTCTCCGCACTCTACCAACAAACACCAATAGACGAAGAAAACAGGAAGTTTAAACAGGCATGGTTTAAATACCGAAATTATGAAGAAGTAAGAGCCAAAGAAACTTACAATGTTATGACCATAGACCCAAGGGGTAAAGACGACATAAAACTTGGCAAAGACTTTGTAGGAGTTACTACTAACTTTGTAGACCAAGAGAATAACTGGAATGTCCTGAGTAGTAGGCAGAAGCTATCTGCAACCGGACTTATAGATCTCATGTTTACTAACTGGCAACGGTACAATCTGCACAAGATAGGTATAGAAGACAACCAGTTTACTCAAGGCTTGATGAAGTCAATAAATGATGAGATGAAAATTAGAGGGGTGTACATGTATGTAGAGTTTCTAAAGCATGGAGGCACACAGAAAGAATTAAGAATTGAATCTCTTGTACCTAGGTATGAAAGGGGAGCAATTTATCACATTACTATTGGTGGCCAGAACCAGTGCGAAGACTTGGAAGAAGAACTAAAGCTATTCCCTAAAGCATCAAACGATGATGCAAGTGACTCGTTAGCCTACCAGCCTCAAGCAGCACTTAGACCTTCAGACGACGAAGAAGAACTAGCAACCAGCGGCAACATAAGTTCATTCTATGGGGGTAACTAAATGAAATACGGCCTACAAAGAGTAACTACTGTCATAGACGATAATGGTTCAACCATCACAACTGAAACTAACATAAGGGCGTATAAGCCTGTGAAACCAACAAGGAAATACAGCGAAATACGGGAACGAGTAAAAAACAAAAAGGAAGAAATGACCGAGTACTTAAAGTTTACTGAAAGTATGGATGAAAAGAAACTTGACCCATCATTCAGAATAGAACGCACCCGTGAGGGTGATGCTAAGGGGTACTACTACATTGTAAAAGCATGGACAGAGGTACAGTACTAATGAATAACCTAATAGACCTCTCAACCGAACTAACCCGAGAGTTCTTTACTAACAAGAAGTTCAAAAAGGGTTCAGTACTGATATTCCAAGAACCAGGTAAAGATGAACAGACAGAACTCAAGATAGTTAGGCTTAACCGGGCTAAACAAATCTGTCTTGCCGAACCAGTAAAGCTGTATACAGAAGATGACATTAACTCTATGAAGCGTGAAGATGCAGAGGAGATTATAAGCAAGGGGGCATCTAATGTTTGACCTAATAGCATATTCCTTAACATTCCTATTCTGTGCGTGGTTAGTATGGACAGTGGAACGATAACCGAAGACCCTGATAAAGAACTATTAAGTTGGGAGTACTGCTTAAGTTATGAAAACAGGCCGTAATACTGTATAATATAGGGTAGAAATAGTCGCCACCCAAAAAGCAGCGGAGCGAGTCACATTAACGTGGCCCCCGCTGTTTTTGTTTAGGCAATAAGTGGCACACGCCTACCTTACACCAGAAAACCTTTTCGACACATACAACAATTCTGCCAAGTACATGAAGCAGTACCTAGATGCTGTTGATGAGCAGGAGCGTATTGCCCGCAACCAACCACACCCCGGCATAGACCCTGCTTATCCAAAGGTAACTGACGGCACAACTGCTTCAATTATTCAGAAAACACCCCGCCGAATAGTCCAGCAACTACCTACTGGAGCAATAAAAGGCGAGGGCTGGCTACCAGTAGTGGCTGGCTTTATCTACAAAGACACCATCATACCTAACGCCAACGAGGAACAGGCCTTATTACAGAAGTGCTGGATGATGATTGGCCGAGCTATGACTCATGGTGCATCACACTCTTACTGCCCGTTTATTAACCGTGGCGACTACTTTGGTACAGACATGGTTATCCCTTACATCAAGAACGTAAAGTTTGAATCTGGTAAATTATCTGACCTAGCTAGTAACTGTGAGTTCTTGGAGTCTTGGTATCAGACCGCTGACATAGAGGGCATTATTGAACGAGAAAAGAAGCTTAAGAAAGAAGACCCTAGCTATGAAGCAACCTGGGACTTAAAAGCACTTGAAGAAGTAAAAGACTACATAACTCAGAAGAATGAAGAAGAAGCTTCAAAGAACGAGGGCAAGAGAGATCAGTCTTACAAATCTGGTGTTAAGCTTGTTCATGCTTTTCAGAACGGTAAGGGTGCTAAGTTTTACACCTTCCACCCATCTAGCGAGAAGATAGTACGCACCAAGGTAAACAAAGACCCTAGAGGTCTGAAACCTATGGACACTATGTACTACGAGACGGACGGCATATCCCCTCTAGGTAGAGGCATTGTAGACCAAGTAGGCTCACTCCAGAACCTAATGGACTCTGAAATGCAGATGTACCAGTACAACCGAGCTTTGATGCTTAACCCACCCCTAATAAAGCGTGGTCAGTACTCTAAGACACAAGTTAAGTTCCAGCCTAACGTGATTATTGACCTTGGCTCAGACCCTAACTCATCACTTGAAGCACTCAAGATAGACACCACAGCCATATCTAACTTCCCGCAGAACTATGGCCTGATGAAGTCACAACTACTGAACCTAACTGCCTCACCAGACACTTCTATAAGTGCAGAAGTAGGCAACCCAGGCTTTAGTAAGACTCCTGCCGGTGTAAATGCTCAACAGGCTAACGTATCAGTAGACGATAACTATATACGCAAACAGTTTGAAACATGGTTTGAACGTTGGAGTGAAACAGCTATTAACCTGTACTTTGCTGAACAGACCGGCATACAAGAGATACAACTAGACAAAGACACAGCTATGAAGTTACGCAAGTTTGAAGAAACAGGCGAGCTACAACCTGGTTTTGTTAGCGAAGACGACAAGATAATGCTGGACTTTGACTCAGCCACAGAAGCCTTGAAGTTTGAAGTAGATGCTAGTACTTCCAACATGAAGAACGATGCCATGCAGCTAGAAGCATTGGACGGTCTTTTAGCACGACTAGAGAAATCAACAGTATTACAAGGCATTATCCCACCTAAGAAGATTGTTGGTGCTTGGAACTCAATAGTACAGGCATCAGGAGTAGAAAACCCTGAAGAACTAGCCGTATCTGAACAAGAACTACAAGAACAAGAACAGCAACT